ACCTGTTGTTTGATTTCATCTCTTGTTAGTTTATCGTTTGGTTCAAATACAAAGCCAGTTGCAATAGTTTGTAGTTGACGTCTTAGGTATCCTGTTAAACGTGATACGTTAATACGGTCCAATGCACTTGTGCTTGGAGCACGAGTCTTGTTACCGTAGTTAAGAATCCCACTACCGTTGAAGAATGCAATAGGATTAACTCTGTTTGAGTACAGTGTATCTCTTACTGCTTCACGGATGTTGTCTACAACAAACTGTCCTGTTATACCATTAATATAGCCTAGGCTTGCAATGTTATCTACTAGTCCACGTCTTACGCCAGCTGGTGCAAACCATGGGAAACTAATATCATCGCTTCTTGCAATAGTTCTTAGCATTGCATGACTTGCAGGAACAACAATACTGTTGCCACTTAGGTCATTTGTGCTTGCGCTTGGATAGAAAACAGCCAAATGCGGATCACTAGTAACTAGCCCATCTTCGTTGTTATCTGCAGCCGCTGCTGTGTTAGTAGCCCAGTTTTCAATAGCAGTTGGTGTAGCTGCTAGTCTCATTGGACTGTCACCTACTACAAATGCTGTTTGACGTCTATCGTTGTTCAAACCTACCATGTTGCTGATTAGCTCTGGATACCCTGGAGCTGCAATAACATTAAATGTTCTTGCATCTTCACGCAACTCTGTGCTTGCATCCAATGAACTCTTCATTGCATTTACAACAACTTCGCGCACCGCTTTACGTCCAAACTGACTGCCACTTTCTGAAACCCATGCATCCTTCTCTGTTGGAAGTGTTGGATATACAGTTGTATCACTAAAGTTTGTGCGTGAGAAGTAGTTGCTTCTAAACTTCTTCACACCGTAAGTACTGCGACGTGTGTTGAATAGCAACATACCACGCGGATAAACAGTTGGATCTGGACGATCAACATCTAAGTAATCGCTACTAAGTAGTGTCTTAGTTGTTGCAATAGTTCCTGTGATTACGTCTGTACTGTTATCGCCAATAAAACGAGCATCTCCAAAGATAATACCGTTTTCAGTTGTGCTGTCTGTCTTATCAATAGCAACCCATTGTGTTTCTCCGCTTACAGTTTGATATCTGTAAAGTGCTGGATAGTTCTCAAGGTCACTTGTATCAATCCAAAGGTCACCTTCAACTAGTGCAGTTTCATCACTTTGCTGTGTTGGTTCTGCTGTGCTATAGAGTACACCATTTGGACTTGTGTTTGCTAGTGCATATCCTCTTGCATCTGTGATGTTTTGATAGCCTCTCCAAGTTGTACCATCGTGTACTAGGATGTCTGCTTCAAATCCACCGTGATACCAATGTGTACCATCTACTGGATTTGCACTAGGAGCACTTGTAGCTGCTGTATAAGTTGGAGCAATCCAGTTACTTAGAATCAAATCACTGTTGTTGCCTGCACGAACCTGTCCAGTTGTAATGCCTGTGCTAATGCCTGCATCTGCTAGTGGAGTACCACTTGTATCTTTTGCTACAATCAACCCACCTAGTGAGTGTTTAATAACCAAGTTGCCTGCACTGTTAACACTTGCACTTACGTTAGCAACATTAGCACCGTTAATATCACTTGCCATATCTGCTAGGCTTGTGCCGCTTAGTATTACTGTTACTGCTGTCGAAAGTGATGTACTGTTTGCAACACTTGCTTGGATAGTAAACTCTTCACTTGCTGTAAGTGGATTAGCACTGTCAACTGTGCCAGTAACTTCTAGTTCGCCACTGCTGTAACGTTGGAATAGTTTGTAGGTTACAGTATCGTTTTCAGTTGCATCGTACTGGATATAGTAACTACCTGCAGCAATGTTTTTACCGCCAGTTGTGTCCAAGTTCTTAAGTGCAGTTTGATCATTTTCATACGCTGGTGCACTCTTGCTAGCAAAAGCAGTGTTTGCAGTTGAGTATGAACTTACGTCTGCTAAGAAACCTAAGTTACTTGCAGTTGTTTTGACCCACACACTTCCTGTTGGACGTGGAACAGTATCTGTTGTTTTCCAAGTTGGCACTGTATAGTGTGCGCTCTGCTGGATAACTGGAGCAGCATATGTACCTGCTGTAAGTCCGGCATCTGATAGGATTGTGCCTGAAGCATTTGCTAGTACAATCTTACCATCTGCAACACTGTCTACGCCTACTGCTGAACTTGTAGCATAGATTTCAATCTTATTACTCTTAGCCGCTGCTGTTACACCTGTAATACTAGCATTATTAATACTTGTTGCAAGTTGTGCTACAGTTGTTCCTGTGAGTGTAACTGTTGTACCGTTAATGGTAATGCTGTTACCGTTTGTAAACAATGGGCTTGCTACTGTGCCTGCAATAGTTGCATGGCTTGTTTGCCAACTGCTACTGCCTACTAGTACCCATGCATTGTCTCTGTTCTTATAATAAACAGGATTGTTAGCGTTGGTTGCAACCAATGCATAATCACCAATAGCACCGATTGAGGTCTTTGGAACGCCGCCTGTTAAATCTGTTGTACTTGTAATAACTGTTGGAACTTTATTTGTAAATGCGCCTGTTGATTTATTCCATTCAAATATACCCCAACGTGTATCTGCGCTGATGTCCCACCATACTGTATTGTTAGTAGGTTGACCTAGTGGACGACTTGTACTGCTTACAAGTTCACTAAGGTCAATGTCTGCTCTTAGGACGTATGCGCGGTTGCTTACTCCTAGCAAACTATAAGCTGCCATCAAACCATATTCGTTAAGTTCATAACCGTTAATAGGTGTGCCAGCTGATGTATTGTAAAAAGTTGGATTACCAAAAGTAGCAGTTAGCTCTCTTTGGCTTCCGATCAAGTATGTCTCGCCAGCATTTGCAGCGGTTGTTCCAACTGCTGTGCCTGTGCCAGTACCACTTGTTTTATCTTGTGCCGTTGCAATAACAATCGCTGCTACTGTGCCGGCTGCTGAAGGTGTGTAGTTACTTTCGTCAACAACGGTAACTTCTACTCCTGGTGATATTAGTGCCATGTTTTTGTTCCTTATCTCTCACAAGATTTTTTTATACATATATTTATATGATCCAGGGCAAAAAACACCTATTTTGACGAATCCCTTTAAAGGTCCGTGTTAAATACATGTATGAGACCGGTTTGCGAGAAATGTGGACAACGTCCAAAAGCAGTAAACTACCGAAAAGGCGATAAGGTTTATTATAGACGCAAGTGCGAGCAGTGTCTAAAACTACACAAGCCTGTAAAACCATTATGGGTAGACAGCGGCTATAAAGTAAAGAGAAAGTGTGAGGCGTGTGGATTTAAACCTACAATAAGAAGCCAGGTCACTGTGTTCTATATTGACGGTGACCTAAATAATGTTTATAGTAGAAACTTAAAAACGGTATGTCTAAACTGTAATGCTGAACTAGTTAAGACAGGATGGAGCAGAGGAGATCTTACCCCCGACGATTAAGGTCATGTACATACAGTTCAATCAATGCGTAATGCAAAACTTTCATTAAGTCTTTGCGATTGTGTCCATCTTTCTTGCCGTAACGTTGAGCATACTTCATTACATTACCAATACAAAAGCCATCTCCATGACCTGCATCAATGATAAACTCTGTTGCTTGATATTTGTTTAGACTGTAGTGTTCGCCATAGGTTGCATCAATATAGTCTTTGAACTCTGCAATAAGTTCACCTTCATTGTATTTGTAATCGATGTTTTTACTCAAGATAAGAACTCCTTTAACTGTGCTTACAGTATAGCACTTTAGGAGTTAGTTGTCAACCTATAATAAATGAGAGTGGATCACTACCGTCAACATAGTTGCGTAGTTCTTCATCGAGTTTGTCTATTTCAACTTGTGCTTCTGCTTTAAGTGCATCACCGTTGAGACTTGTACCGCCTTGTGGTCCGGCGATAGTACTAAACTTTGAACGTGCTTCGCCTAGTGTGTACTTTGCTAGAGCTAGTGCATAATCTTGTATCCATGGACCAGCGTGTCTGTCTTGAAGTAGTCTAGATTCAGGGCGTAGATTGTATGTCCATAGTACAACTTGTTCGCCACTTGCACTGAACTTGCGCAGTAAGGTTACCTTTTTAGTTACGGGATTAAACTCAAAGTTTACAAAGCCGCCAAACAATCTTGCGCTTAGTTCTTGATACTGATAGTACATTTCATATGTTGCCATACCGCCAATACGTCCACTTTGCAACAAATAAGTGTTTTGGAACGCCGCTTCATATGGCTCAAACTGTGTACTGCCTGTGTTACTACCACTACCAACACCTCGCCTGAACACTTGACGCACTTCTTCAATCTCGTCAGGAAGTGTGTACTCTTGTTGTTCTTTCACTACACTTAAAAATACATACGAACTTTCATATGCATTTTGACTGCGCTGACGAAAACGTTTTACTGACTTATCAATAACATTATCATAGTGTTCTGGATCAAGCTCAACATCCACCATTCCATCGCCGAGACGAAAGCGAATATAGTCTACTGTATCTGCTCTTAATGATGCTAGTGTTGCCATAGTGTATCCTTTGCGTATACACTATTTATTACTTTATCGCTTTAAGAATCACAGTGTCGGCATTGATGCGTCCATTCATCTGTGTTTCTACAGCATTAATGTTGTCCATGTATTTGCGTAATGCTACCTTGCCTGCTTTGTTAAACTCTCTAAGTTGTTCCTCAGGCTTGCGCAGTGTCTTTGCAACACTTTGTCTTGGATTGAAGAACTGTAGTGTAGTGCCTTTGACACTAAGAGTAGCGTGATCTTCTGCAACATACTTGCCAATCTTGCGTGTCTTAATGTTAAACACCCAAACTTCTGTAGCATCGACGATATCTATAGGATTAATGCTGGCTACTTTATACTTTTCGTCGGTTTTACAATACTTCATTTTTGCAACCAACTTGTCAGCACTCTTAGGCTTAGGTGTTCTTGTCTTGCGAGTTGCTTTGCTTTCTGCTTCGATCAGATCACAAGCACCAACAATACTATTAAACAGTTCAACAGCCTTCTTTACATCTGTTTTACTGAGGTGTGCATAACCTTCACGCAGGTCTTCGTCTTGCTCACGCACAGGCAATGTAAGTTCATTGTACTCTGCAAGTTGAGGTGCATAATAGTTACGAATATGTTTACAGTGTGCTTGATTAACTTGCTTACCTCGAAAGAACTTTACAGCATCAAACTTTTTGGACTTGGAAATATCTGCATGAAACGTATCAACAACTTCTTCAAGATCACAAATGATAACATCACTTGCCATTCGGATACGATCCTGAATACTCACCACACGCTTTTCAACCTGAGCGGCTTTTTCTTCTTCCTTTTTAGCATCAATAAACGGCTTACCTCGGGCAATAGCATCTGCAATGTATTTTTTTAGATATTCCGTTTTAGGTTTTAGTGTACCTGAAGTGCCTGCTAGACTTTCCCAATATTCTGCATGCTGTGGATGAAAGTCAGGCATGCCATCCAACAATAGTTTTGCTACTATACAAGGTACAACGTTTGTACTAGGTGCAGCTTTTGCACATTTTATATCATCAGCAGTGTAATCATTCTTCTTCATCCAAGTGAATAAAAATGGAACAAGTTCAGATGCTTTTGCTTCAAAGTACAATGCATCCTGTGCTGCACGTTGTTTACTATGATATACGTTTCCTGCAAGATTTAGACTATCGGCCCAATCTAAACTTACACCTACCCCAGTCTTACGTCTTGCTGGTGCTCTTTTTTTCTTACGAACTGCCACCGGTATTGACCTCCTTTAACATATATTCTTCGAACTTACTTACCTCAAGTTTTTTATCTTGAATAAGTTTATCTAACATTTGCACAGTTCTAATAGTACCGCAACCGTTTTTAGCTGCGTCTACAACTGCTTCCAAGTCTTCAATATCGTTTAGGATTTCGTTCATACTTTATACAACCTTGCCGTTAGCAACAATAGAGGACAACATTAAGCGAACCTGCTTCAAACGGCTCTCTAACTTACGAATAACTTTAGCGTTATTAGTAGTAGCAACTTCTTGCATTATAAACGCAGGAAGCAAACGCAACTGTCTATCAACAACTGTTTGCTGATCTTCTGCGCTAAGTGCTACAACGAAGTCTTTAAATTTTGCGTTACTAACCATAATGTTATCTCTCCTCAACTTCAACTTACTATACATAGTAACATAATCTACTACACTGTCAACCTTTTTTTGCTAGATAAATACATTACCAGATGGAGTTACTACTTTGCCAAGAATAAGTTTATGGAAAGACGGCGCA